CGAGCAGCTGCATGGACAGGTTCAGCACACATGCAAATGACGTGCTGAAAAACTCGATACGCACGGCAACCCATTTGCCCGCTGCGCTCCAACGATGAGATAACGAGCGCGGCTGCGCCATAGAGCGCGAGCCATAGGAGAATCGCCAGCGAGAGGAGGAGTAGCGGGTTCATGGCAAAATGCTGGAGCGTGTGGTTTTAAACGCAAACCAGATTCCGGATGCGAGCACCGGACCAATGATGAGGGATGCCGGAGCGAGCGCAGGTAGCGCCCAAGCGGTCGCCATGCCAAGCACGCCGGAGCCTGCAAGCCCTATGGCAATCGTGGGCCACTCACGCCTCCATGCCATGTATCCAAGAACCAGATACAGCATGCCAACCAGCATTGCGATAATTGCCCCTTTGTGAGCAGCTGCGGCCTTGATGATGTCGGCTTGCGCCTGCGATCCGCCGATGATGGTGTCGGCCTGCTCGCGGAGGATGAGCGGCTGATCTGGTGCAGGCGGCACGAGCCACTCGCGCGTCAGGGTTTGCCTCGTCACGCCCTGCGGATTCTCCGGTTGCTGCACTGTGGCAACGTTCGGCGTGATCGTGGATGAGCCGCCTTTCTGAGGTCGCGGAACGCTGTTGCAACCGGCGAGGAAGGCGATGGCGAGGATGGCAAATAGAGGTCTCATCGTGCGGTCTCCATGGCTTTGCGCAGCTCGTCGCGTTGTTCGGGTTTCCACTGGTCCCAGTCCGTGCCGTATCGAGCGCGAAACTCCTCCAGCAGCTCTCTCTTCGTGGGTGCAGGCAACCGCTCGGGTTGCTGCCTTTGCGAGCAACCAACAGCCACCACGAGCAGGATGGCGAAAACAGGCAAAGCGAGCGATTGCATGAGTCTCATGGCTCGAAGGGGGTTTGTTCAGGTTTTGGGGTGAAAACAATGATCGGGCATTGCCACATCAGCTGCTGCAATGGATGGAATCCATCGCCTTGACCACACCATGTAAGAAGGTCGGCAGGCAGCACCTTGCGACCGTGCGCATCCTCAATGATAGGCGCTTTGTGCAGCGAGGATGTCGCGTTGAACTGTTCGACTTCCGCGACCTTGTCTGGTGTGTCGAGATGTAGGCAGTGCGCCGAGAACAACGCGCGCTCTTCATCGGTGAACGGACGAGCGACGGGGACCAGCGTATTCGTTAATTCGATACGCGCGGCTTCCGGCAGGTCAGCAAAGCGCGGCGCAAGGTCAGCCTGCACTGCTGCGATGAGTTGTTGCAATGCGCTCATATCAGTCACAAGGCGGCCTCCCTCGCCGAATTAAAAACTCCCTCACGATGGCGTCCAGCTGTGCCATTTGCGTCGGCGTCATCGCCCCGATGCCGACGAGAGAAAAGACTTGTTTTCCGTTTAGAAAGCCTGTGCCGCCACCAGCGGTATTCAATGCACCAAACCACATATTCCACGATTGATTCGGGGCCGAACGCGTTGCAGTCTGTGTAGAGCCAGTCTGCGCTCCATTTGAAAATACACGAAGGTCGTTTGCCGACGCGGACGCAAATGCCGCGCGGTGGCTGTTGGGATTCGATGCAAATCCAAGTGCAGCATGAGCGTCACTTGAATGTAGCCGACACCTCGGAGCGTTATTTGTTGTGCGGGATTCAAACGCAAGCAGCGGGGTGGGAGATGTACCGCTTGCGCCAAACGCAGTCCCAAGGGTTCCTGTGAGATCGTAGCAAACAGCGATGCCAAACGCCACAAGGCCAACGCTTTGTATGTCAACCAATGACTGCAGCCGCTTCGTCCCACTCTGCGTCAGCCCGCCAGCGTCGCTGTAGTCACCGGAGACATACCCAACATTGGTCGCATTGCCGACCGCACCCGCTCGATTGAACGCTGGCACCACGATGCCGTTGATGCCACCGTCGAACGTATGTGCGTACAAATTCGCCGGATTCAGCCCCATCGTTCCGACCAGCGAGCTGAACAGGTAGTTGTAAGCCCGATACGCCGAAACTGGCAGCGACCCACCCACCGCTGCGACACGGGCAGCGTAGTCGAGGGTGAGAGGGTGATTTGAACTACCGCCAAATATGACAGGGAAGAATTGCATCGGTCAGGAGGCGAACCGGAAGCCTTCGAGAATCCAAGTAAACTGCTCGGCACTTGCGGGAGCATATGCACCGCGCACCTCGATCAGTCCGTAGAGGTCAACTCCATCGGGGATCGTAATCACGACCGGTGTGCCTGTCGTAGCAGTCCCACGTCCTGCGGCACCGTTCGAAAACGCGCGATCGACTGTCACGTCGAACGCTGCGACATACCCGTCGATCGGGGCAGTCCAGACCGCTCCATCGCCTGCGCCGGGTACGGGAGACTGTGTGAAGAGATGCACTCGAAACGATGCTCCCGTGGTGCCTGTGCCGCTCTTGCGAACACGGACCGCCTCGATGCGGACCGCACCACCAGTAGAGCAATTTGCGAATCGCAGCGGCACAACACTGCTCGCCACAGTCGAGTTCGCCAAAGCCTGCCCTGATGCGTAGGTCGTTGTGTTCGTGGGACGGGTGAAACTGGCTTGCGCCGTGAAACCGAAACCGGAAGAAGTGGAAGGACGTGTGCTCATAGGTAAGTCTGCCTGTAGTTGGAAAGAAGAAGCTGCGCCTTGTCGTAATCCGACATCGCGTCAGTGTAATTGTTCGGATTGCCACCTGCGTAGTAGTACCTGCAAAGCAATAGAATCGCCTGCCGAATCGACTGCGGCACGTACGTTTGCCCAGCAGTGAACTTCACCTCGATGGCATCGGGACGTACGTCAGTATCTTGCGGCCACTCATTCACGGGGAGGATGCCTTGTTGAGCTACCCGATACTCACTGCTTGCCAGAGTTGTTTGAACACCATCCACGTAGTGCTTCACATATTCAACGGACATCACAGGCCACCGAGGAAGCTGCAAGAAAGCGTTCGAAGCCGGTTCCTTGAACAGATTCACCGGCACGTTTCTGGACTTCGGCCACGCCGAGAACCTGGCTATGTAGATGACGGAACCGTAATCCTGCCCCGTCACACGGCGTACCTCGTCCATCGCAGCCAACTTCAAATCTGTAATAGCTGCATCCTCCGACGTAGAATCAACACGCAGAAAATCCTTGACAGCCGAGAGCGAAGGTGCATCGGACGAGTCAGTTACAATCTCAAGCGTGTGGTAAATGGTCACAGGAGGGAGCTTCCAGAACGCTTACGACGAGGCTTTGCCGAGATAGTATCCACACTGGGTGCAGTGGCATCCTCTACGACGGGTGCGGAGGTGGTCTCGACGATGGAGGGTTCGATGGTCTGGTTTGCGACCTCAAGCGGAACACAGAAGCCCGCCCTGACCCACGCCGTGGCCAAATCAGAGGGCAGGTCCGCAACTTCCTTCGCCGAAAAAACCCGCTCGGTCGTTCCGAGCGAGGTGAGAAACTGTACTTTCGTAGTCATGGGAAAAAGGAGAAGGGGCGCGTGCCACTACCAAAACACGCGCCCCTTCAATATCAGGCAGTGCCTGAAACAGGAGCGACGAACGCCTCGCCGAGAACGTTCGCACCTTGCGCCGGAGCCTGCGACTTAACCCCGTAGAGGACCGCAAAGATCGCCCCGACCGCACTGTTCTGCACGGAGCGCGAGACGACCAGACGGACATACCGCTTGGTCGGCTTTGCGACGTCCACGTAGAACACCTTCTCAGCGTCGGCAACGGCGATGGTCTGGTTAGACCCCGCAACGTCGGTGGCGTCCGACAGATTGGCAGTGTCGCCATGAACGAGCTTCAGCGACTGCACCCCGCCGTTGGTGATGGCACCCATCTGGACGATGAAAGCCACGCCAGACGCGTCGGAAACGTCGATGATGTCGGAGTTGATGGTTGTCTGCCCGGCCACACCTGCTGACGGGAGCATGGCACGCCGGATAGAGTTTACTGAAGTGAACTGATTCATATTGGGTCAGGTGTTGAGGTGGATCAGGAAGCCGGACCGGCCTTGAGGAACGCGATGGCCTCGCCATTGACGACACGACCGTCGGTGCGGATGGTGAACCTCCAAGCCTTCTTGCCTTGGTCGGCGTACCGCTCGCCCATGTAGAACACCTCCATGCCGAGGCGGTCTTGGATGCGATAGGCCGCGCGGATGTCTCCATAAGCGATGAAGCGGCTGGAGACTGCTGGAGCCGGAGCGTAGTCGGACACATACACCGGCGAACCGAGCAGCAGGTTCGGCTGGGAAGCCGTCAGACCGGGCTGCCAGATGTACTGGTTGTCGTGTGCCTTCAGCTTGCGGATGGTGCGCTCAACACTGTCGCGCATGATGAATCCGGCGCGGGGGCGATAAGTGCGCTTGAGAGCATGCTGCAAGTCGATGAGGTCGTCAGCCGTGAACACCGGATTGGGTGACGGAGCCGTGGTATGCTCAGCAGGAGCGATGCCTGCGTCACCGCCGACCTTTACCACGTTGAACAGTCCGAGAGGCTTGTTCACGCCGTTGCCGACATAGTAGGACTCGTTGGTCCCCTCTTCGATGGCACGGGAGGCTGCGCCGACGATGAACTCGGTGATCGAAGCCGCTGAATCCGCCAGAAGCTCGTCGGACACCGGGACGATGAATCCACCCTTGTGCGCCGTGAGCACCTCGCGACCGAGCGACGGGGAAAGCTGCGGGTATTCGCTACCCTCGCCGAGCCAGCCGAAGGTGATCTTCGTGGTCTCGACAGGGATTTTGACGAGCGTGCGAGAGGTGCGCACGTCGGCGATCTGACGGATCGGGTCCGCGTCGGTGACCCGCTGGATGATCTGGGTTTCCAGAGTCTCCGGCAGGAGGAAGCCACCCTTGGTGTCCGTGCCAGCGAGGAGGAGGTTGGACTTCTCACCGGTGAGGAGGTAATTCGCATACGCGCGAAGCACTTCGTCCGAGGGAGGAGTCGCAGCTTCCGTCTTACGGGGGTTGAAGTCGCGCTCGGAAGCGAGGCGGTTCTCCACTTCGGCGAGAGCCTGATGACGGTCGATGATCTTGCCGATCTCGGTGATTCGGCTGTTCATCTCGTCATACTTCTGCTCCTCCGAGGAGGTAAGGTCTCGCTTCGCGCGCGCGGCGGTGTCGAGGATGCGGCGGGATTCGGCTACAAGCCCCGCACGCTCGTTGATGAGGTCTTGGATATGCATCTGGTTACTTATTGGGTTGGGTTAGCTCATTGAGCCGTTGTATCCGTTCGTGGATACTGCGGGGCGTCAACGAAACAGTGTTCTTAGCCGCTTCCGGAAGCGACTTGAAAGGGAGAAGGTTCACAACATCAGAACGCAGATAGTTCGTCGGGACTGTGCCTTCGACGATCTCGTCGGCCAAGCCCCACTCGACCGCCTGTTCGGGACTCAGCCATGTCTCATTGGCCATGGCTTGCGAAAGCTCCTCACGTGTCTTCTTCGCACGACTGTAGCCATTCAGGATAGCCTCCTTGATGACTTCGAGAGCCTCTGCCTCCTTGCGCATTTGAGCCGCGTTCCCCCACACCATCGAGGAGGGGTCATGAATCATCATGTTCGAGACTTTCGACATCTTGATGCGCTTGCCCGCCATGGCGATGGTGCTCGCTGCGGAAAATGCAGCCCCCTCCACCATAGTCGTCACGTTGGCATCATGCGCCCGGAGCGCATTGTAGATGGCAAACCCGTCGTAAACTGAACCACCCGGCGAGTTGATGTGCACCGTGATGTCGCGGCCCTTCAGAGCACGAATCTCAGCGGTAAGCTCCTTCGCGCGCACACCCTCTCCGTCCCAAGTGTCGCCGATGACGTCAAAAATGTAAATGTCAACAGACGCACTTGCGACATTGCGGATGTCAAACCAGCGTTCAGCTTTGGGAAATGGTCTCATCTTGAGATTGAGACTTGGTCTCAGGTTGACGGACAGGTTGTATTGGTTGTCCGTTAGCGTCAAGCATTTTCAAGTTCTGACTCAATGCAAATAAATCCCCGCCGGGCACTGGGTTGCGATTTTCGAGTTTGCGCCACTCGTCACGAGAAAGAACGCCATTCTGGAACTGCTTCTCCAAGGCAGCCGTCCGAGCCGCAATGTCCGCACGGAGAAGCCCCTCCATCTCAAACTTGAAGTGATACCCAAGCGCACGTTCACGAGGCGTCAGAAGCCTCATGTTGAGCGCCGATTCCCACCGAACCGTCCACGGAAGTAGGGTGTCCGTGATGTAGCTCTGGTTCTCCTGCTCTACATTGTTGTAGTGGGCCGCATCAGTGATGCCCGCCTTGATCTGCGGCACTCCGAACACTTGGCAAATCGCCTTGTCTTGTGCCTGCTTTGCCTCAAGGAATTGGCTGTCGCGGTTATTCACGGCAGGCAACCGGCTGACCTTCGCACCGCCATGCAAGAGCAAGAATGAATGTGCATTGCGCAACCCCTGATGGTTCTCCTCGATCTCTTTCTTGAAAGCTTGGAACTTCTCCGGGCTAAGCGTTTGCGCAAACTCGTAAATCGCAGTCGGGTTGATCGCGTTCGGAAAGAACCGGGCTGCATAGTCCTGAAGTGCAATAGCAAGCCCAATGGGTTCCCGAGCAATCGTAGGAATATCCAGCCCGAGGATACCATCATCAGTCAGCCCCTTCAGGTGAATGACTTGGTCTGGCTTCAGAGGAGCACCACGGAAGTTATAGATGAGTTTGCCGTCTGGTTGGCGGATGACCTGAATGTCTTGGTTGCGCGCGGGCCACAGCTCACGCACTCGTCCGAGACCATCGCGAACGATGAGCATGTAGCCATTTCCGCGGAGAGTAGCATTGGCCTGAACAGCCCCTACGAGGTCGGCAACTGTCATTTCCTCGTTCGGTGCATAGCTGATCAGATTTGAAACCGGGTGATCCCAAATCACTTCGCTCGTGCCGTTTGCCTGCGTACGGTACAGATGGATCGGCATCGACAGCATCGACCGGCTGATCGCGTTCACGCAGGCCCAAACCGTCGAAACACCGAGGGCGGTTTGCGCATCCACCGTGACGCCTGAACGAGACTCCGACCCACCGAAAAGCTCAACCAACCACGGCTCCGGCTGATCGAGACGCGCGTTCTTGAACCACTTTCGGATACGGTTGAGCATGGGAGGCATGTTAAGACTCAGTCTCAAGAAGTCAACGGAAGAAACTCCGGCTTCCACGGACGACGCATGACGCGAAGGTGCCCTACGCACTCCCCAACCGGCTCGTGGAACGCGACCAAGTGCTCGTATTCCACTGCTCGCTCATCCTTCTTCTTTTTCGACCAGATGACATGATCTGCCGGAGCATGAGTAATGCACGCGATACGAATGCCAGCAGGGTGCCAGCGGTACCAATTGATATACAAGTCCTCCGTGCCTTTGCCGTCATACCCTTCAAAACGTGCAAGCTCGGTCGCACGTCGCGTCATGAGATTGCAACCAAAGCCGCACCAATCGACCGGCACGACAGCCCCTTTCCCGATGCCGGGATAAGCAAACTCAAGCCAGCCTCTCCGCCGGTATTGAATTGCATTCAGGGCGAACACATTGCCCTTCGAAGGACACTCCTCGATGGCCTTGCGCACCTTCTCCATGCGCTCCTGCATATCTGGTGTCACAACACCAGATTTGAACTCCTCCTCGAGCTTGTCGCCCTCGGCCTTGATATCAGCTGGAATCTCTCGCTCATCAGGGAACACATTCGGCAGGATTGGCGCGTGAGGTGTCCCGAAGCCGCCCAGGTAAAGGTCGTTCGGATACGGCAGGAAAGCAACCTCGTAGTAGCCACTATCAAACTGCAAGGTCGGGAGCATCGTTGTCAGTGCATTGACCGGCGGCAAGACGTCCGAATCCAGGGACCAAACGTAATCCGCACCGGCATCCAAAGCATTTTCGTGCATTGCCTGACGCATTGCAGCAATCCGGAGTTGTGCCTGCTCCTTGTAGTTCTCGCCTATCTCTTCGAGGTTGGGGAGCACAAGCGGACGGGCATCCAACCCAATCGCGCGCCAAGCATCGACCACACGAGAGACGGAAGCATCCCCGCACACGACAGCTTGAGGCAATGGCAGCTTCGCGTGCCGGAAAGCCGCTGCGATGCGCTTGCCCTGCGAGAGCATAGCATACTGGTAATTCGACGTGGCCGCGACGACGACTTGGATGTTCATGAGGTGATGGTGGAGAAAGAAGAAGTGCTGGGTTGTATAGCCCTAGTTATTCCACCGCGCTGCACTAGAATACGGTTTGCTGCCACCGCGCACGTCTCACCAGCGGGCGCTTCAATAGACGTGGCAGTGGAACTTCCAGCTGAACCTTGCAATGTCACCTTCACGGGGAAAAACCTGTAATCAAGCAAAGCAGCTTCCATGAAGCCGGCCAACCCACCATAATTAAAAAGCACCGAAGAAAAGGAAAAACCCGCTGCCGGAGTCATAGCAGTCGATGGTACGCGAGTAATCGTTGGCAACACATTAGAGGCGGTTTGCGTGACTGTGACCGTGCTCGTCGAACTCAAGGAAGTGCTAAGGCGGGTAACAGTGAAAGAGTTAGAACTGCTCTGTTGAATGTAGGTTCCTTGTGGCTGTGTGCCAGTCGCAACATATGTTGTGTTGGTCGGTAGAAACACGGGAAGCAGGTTCCCTCCACGTAAGAACGTGGGCATGATCAGCGTGCCGGACGAAGTCTGAAAGTCCATAACTGACCCCGTGACGCCATCAAAGCGCCTCAGTTCGTTGGCTGGACAAGCGTAACTGATTGCAAGAACCCCCGGCGGCGGCGTAAGGTTAAGCGTCTCGTAGACAAGCCCGAAAACTGTCTGTGAAGCAGAAGACTCCGCACTGACGGTTGTAACTAGCGCAGTGGGGTGCGCAAAACTGACCCGACTCGCACGAGTAATAGTCAAAGTGGCCTGACTCGAATCAATGAACATCGTAACAGTCTGTGTAACGGCGATTGTATCAGACCGGCTTGCGGGTAAAAGACAACGATGGAGATTGAAAGCCCCGAGCGAAGACGTGACAGTAGTCTGAACCGTGCCAGAGGTAGTGAGACGAGATACCCTCGCGAGATTGAACGTCGAAGGAACTTGGCCTAAATTAATTATGCTGACCCCCAGTAACGCACTTGTCATAGTAGTAATACCTATCGCCGTCGTTTCCCACGTCGTATTTGTACTAGTAAGATTAGTGATAACAACACCTTGCTCGTCTGAAAACGACGTTGAGAAAGTAATGTGAGTTGGAACCCAAGACGTAGTGGTGACCAAATCCCCCAAAGAAGGCGTGGCAATTACTGAACCCCACCCTGCACGCACGACCGTGGTCACGGTCGCGGTAGTTTCTGGTAAGGACGACCCGATCGGTAGGGTAGTGGTGTATTTAGCCGTGTAACTCCCTCCAGTTTGTGTCGTAAGGGATGACGATGTCGTTACCGCCGACTGAAAGCTGCTCAAAGTTGAATTCCACGAGGAACTTGTGACGTTCATCGTGGTTGTAGTAGTGCGCCTGTTTTCAACAGGCCTAGCAAGGCGAAGTCCACTAGCGAACGAAGTTGTTGTAGTGGACGAAGAAGGCACGCTTGAGGCAGAATACGTTATCACAGATACGAAGGTTGCAGTGTCACCTGAAACTGTAGCGTCATACTCGGTCGTCGTCCCCCAAGTGTCCGCTAGAAACTCGGCACTCGAGGCAATAACACCTAACGTGGTGCTAGAAAAAAATATACCATTGCTAGAAACATTTCTCGTCCGAGACAAAGTTGCTCTAACCGTAGTCCTCGACCAAAGAGAAGTGATCTCGCTCGCTGACGAAGTAGCCTCAGATGCTTCGAATACATTTGTTTGTGCTGTCTGTCTAGTGGAAGAAAACCGACTTATCGACATTAACGTAGGAGAAAAATGTACAGACGATTCCAGTGTTTCTTCGCTAGACGTAGACACAGTAGAGTTCCCGGTTGAGCTAATAATCCAATAATACCGCTCAGTCCGCGTCTGATACCAGTAAGATTTGCTGATACCTTGACTTGTTGAACTGCTACCTGAATTAGCCCAAGACAGTGAAGAGGATGTTACAAAAACGTTTCTGGCCCCAACCGATGTTGCGGCGGCAGTCATAGTCCTCGACCAAGTCGTCCCCGGAAGCGGCCCAGAACGTGTCGTCGATGCAAGCCAGGTCCACATAGTTCAAGGTTGAGTAATGGTCCACGAGTACCAGATGTCTAGCGGAAACTCGCCCGCCAGAAGGTTTGTTTTCGACGTGCGAAACCTTTCCACGACGTTCGCTTGTACGTTACGCGGCAGAAGCACTTGGCGCACCACGCCACCGCCTTGATTCGTTACAATCCCGACGAGCACGGCAAACGTCACAGGCGGGGTTCCCTGCGTCACCGCGATGGGGGCGGGGGCATTGACTTCTAAAGCAAGCGTGATCGTGCTGATGGCCCCGTTGAACGTTGTCACGTTTGCCACGACGTGCCTGACAGACGAAGGAGGCAAGGTCAGCGTGGCATCCCAATTTGTCGCAATCGAACCGTTGATCGTCCCGAGGGTGACCTTAACGTCCGAACCTGTAAGCTGAATCTGCCACGGACCATCCGGTGTCACAGTCCCACCCCCGCCAACCGGTATCACGCGATCCTTCACAACCTCTGCATTCCAGCCATTCGCCGACCGTTTGACGCGCAAAGAGGGCGACGGCATCGGCTGGAGCTGCCGAATAGCATCCACAACCTGATCCGCCCAACGTTTGATGTTAGGAGGGACACCGGTCAGATATGGAGGCAAGTTCATGACAAATACACGTTACTCCGGTCAAGCAGCACCTTGTCCACCCCCGTCCACTCCTCCGACCTCGTCCAACGGGACAGCCTCGACTGGCGAATCGACCGATCGGCTGATTTGATCCACTCCCAGCCAGACGGAAGTGACGGGAAGCCACCCGGCGGGTTCTCCTTGAGACCTGCTGAAGAAGTCGGCGGCGGCCCCCCAACATAGCTGCGGATACGCCGGATGACCGGCGAATAGAGAGCGAACGACTCAACACCTTGCAAAATGAGTCTAGGTAGCTTCAGCTCCGCCGAGGACCAAGTTGTGGATAAGGTGACTATTGTTCCAGTCGGGTTACCAGAAGAGTCTTTCTTGTTGTACTTCAGGTCTTTGCGAAGAGTCGGGTCTTGTTCATCCTCCCAAGCACGCAAGTCAGACCACTTTGCCTCGGTCAGATTCGCAAACAGAACATGCCGTCGAACATCCTCCGATACTGAGACCCATTCAATCTCATAGGAGGTCTCAGCCAAAGCACCTATAATACCCCCGCCAGCATCGAACTTCTGCTCGGCCTCTACAATGAGGCGGGCCTGCGGCACAGCCGAATGTTCGGTCATCGGCTCGTAGCGAACGTTCGTCACCGCACCTGAGAACCCCCCCCACCCAGTAGTGCCTATCGCGGGCTTGCCGGGGTCTAGAATCGACTCCGGGCCTTGGTAGGACCACGTGACTTTGCTGCCGCTCTCAGTCTCCTCAGAAACCGGAAAATTGTGCTCAAGACAATCTGCAACGGTTACTTTGATTGCCATGTCAGTTCCTCCAAATCTCCATCGACCGAGCGATCGAGGCTAGGTAAACTGTCTGCTTCTTTGCTTCGGTCTCCAAAACCGGCTCGGTGGACATAGCAGCTGCGGTCCCAAGGAGCAAGCCCCTTCGAACCATGTCGTTGAAAGGAGTTTGCCTAGCTGCCTCCACGCGATTTGCGTTCCCGCGCTGCTTCGCCAAGTACTGCTCGACTTCCTCGTTTGTGAGCAAACCAAGCTTCACGAGGTCGTTGAGCCTCTTCCGCTGCTGCTCCTCAGCATACAAAGGATCGAGACTGGCTTTGATCGCATCTGCCGCCGCTTGTTGTGCTTTCTGAAGCTCGTAGAGTTGAACGACAAGTTTTGCCGCTTCTGGACTGTTGCTGACGTTTTTGCCGTCTTCTTCGAGGAATCTCAGTTTATCAGTTAAACTGGCAATCTGCTCTGAAGGGGTCATCAGATCGAACGACATACTTGCCATTATGTCTGCGGCCTCTTTCATATCACGAAGGCGCTCCTCAGAAGCACTCTTAAGCTGCTCCACAGTCTTTCTCTGTATCTCAAGCAAAGCGTTCTGCCGCTCCAACACTCTGTTGGTCGCCGCCGTTGCATCTGCTTCCGCTTGCTTAAAGGCAGCTTGCTGCCTCGTATTAAAACGCGGCAGTCTCAGTGGCTCCTTAATCTCGAACATAGGTCGGCCGCCCCTACGAGGTTTATTAGATCGTGAAGACCAGCTCTCGGAAGCCTCTAACTGTTTCCCAGCTTTTACGAGCGCTTGAACCGCGCGTTGTCGCTCTGCAAGTGCCGCGGTCAGCTCACGCTCCGCAATAACCCGTTGCTCCGCAAGACTCATCTGTTCTACGTCTCGCTTGCGATTAGAGTCAGTGAGCGACACAAACTTTTCTTGCTCTTGGCGCAAAGCCTCTATTGCATCTTTAGCCTTCTTAGCGGCATCCTCCATGTTGTAGAGGCGGTAGATAAGAACCCCGAGAGATACCGCCGCACCAGCAATAGCCCCCCACTTACCAAATACGCCCAGCATCTGCGAGCCTTGCTGCGAAAACGCAACCAGTGCGTTCGTGCCACTCGAAACCTGAACAGCGAAGTCCTGAATCTGGTACCCCGCCTGCTGCAAATACATGCCATAGCGCGAAGCCGCCCGCGACCCAGCCTCAAACTGGATCGTCTGCGCTCGCATCTTCATGTAGGCGGCTGCTTGTTGGTCGGAAAGAAGCCCACGATCAACCAGCTTGGTAAGCTCTGCCCTCAACTTAACCAAACGAAGTGTCGGATTGATTGCTTCCTTGATAGCCTCTGCCTGCTGAAAAAGAGCGCGCTCTGTGTTACGCGCCTCTTCGGCCTTGGCCTCCTCAAGCTGCATTTGCCGCTGAAGCTGCTTTGAGAACTCCATGCCCGACCGCTGACGCTCAGCGATCTCTCGGTCGATCGAACTGAACTGCTGCTGCCAGTATTGCGAACTCAGCCTCTGCCTCTGCTCAAGGTCGGCCCTAGCGATCGCGGCGTTACGAGCCAACAAC